CCGCATGTTGCGGATGGTTTTTGGTCAATCTACGACAACGCCAAGACCGCCTGTGTTCGCAATAAGCAGCCGGGTGAGACCCTGAAGACGTTCCAGAACCTCCTGACTCGCGTTCCTTCCTGGACGGATGAGGTGCTGGACACAGAGGTGGCTCGCATTGAGAAGGCCTCCAAGTGCGAGTATATGGACGATCTTCTGCTGGGTGTGTTTGTCAGCTATATCCGTGCGTTTGCATCTCTTCAGCAGTCCGATGAGACCCACGTGAACATCCAGTTTGACCGCCCGTCACTCTCCAAGTTTGTGTTCACACTCTACAAGACGGCTGCCCGCAAGAGCTGGTCTAACGCCTACCTGTTCAAGACCATTGATGTTTCGTCCGAGCAGCAGTCGCGTAACCGCCGCGACATTGAGACCATGCTGGGCGGTGCTCTGGATGAGGTCATTGATAGCTTCATCCCGTGGAAGGATATCAGCAAGGCCTACTTCCAGCAGAAGACATCCTCTGCACAGATCCCGGTTGCTGCCCCTGAGCCCGCGGCCCCTGCACCCAAGCCGGCCCTGAGTTTCGGAGAGTCGGAGACGGTGGAGTTTGAGACGGACAAGGAGGACGACGAAGACGAGGAACGCCCTCGCCTCACCCTTGGAGAGGATGTCAAGCTGGACATTGAGGAGGAGGATGAGGAGCCGGCCGGCAAGCCCGAGGGTGTCATGAAGCTGGACCTTTAAGGTCGCGTCCAACTCCCTCTAAACCAATCCACATTGAAAATCAAATGCCGGACTATCAGACGCTCGGTATGGTTGTGGGTGCCGTTATGATTGTAGCTGCTCTCCTGTATGTTCTGGATCGCCGTGCCAAGACCCAGGCGGTGGATTACACGGATCTGGGGAAGATCACGGTGGGTTCGGGCGTCCTCGCGACCGGCGTTCTGTATTCGCTGGGAACTGAGGTTGTCACGGATGTTGCCGAGACGGTTGCGACCGCTGCTCAGGACATGTTTGTCGGCAAGCCGGAGTTTTAATCCGCACTAAGTGTAGAATGGATACGCTGCAAGATTCAGTGGATACATCTGTAACTCTGAAACTATTCAGAACAAAGAAATCCTCAATGTATTACCATATTTTTCATAGTAGGTATGTGAGGTTTCCACTGTCGAAACTAGAAACTCTAAACAACTTTGATACAAAACGTCTCTCGAGCAATCCATACCCCAAAGAAAACCGTCCTAGAGGGCAAGCAGATTTGGATTCAGTGTTACATCATAGGCAAACAATACGGCAACAAGGGGATACAGAGCCCATATGGATCGTATTGAAAAAGGGAACCTATACTTTACTGGATGGTGCTCATCGTATCGTTGCGACCTATTTAGAACGCAAACGAACGATTCCAGCATATATAGTTCATGCCGATGAACAGCCGGAGTAGCATTCTTTTCATGGATTTAAGTAATCGTAGATGGATGAACTTCACTATACTGCGGTCCCTCTGAAAGACATATCGTTAGCTGAACGTCAAACAGCGTATACGACGATTAACAGACTATGTTCGCCCGGTGGAGATGAGAAGCGGCCCTTGGGCATCAAGAGTATGCTGCTCCCTGAACCTGAACCCATTCAAGCGAATAAGGTGCTAGGTCGTCTGTACAAGGGAGACACCCTCATCGGAGGCATTTTCTACGAGCTCGCCGCAGAGAAGGAGATCAACCGTATCTTCGTGTGTACGGAACCCGGATATGGGCGTCGTATCAACGAGGAGTTTGAAAGGGCTGTTCTTGCGACTGACCCAGGTCCGATCCGCGTATTGCTGAGATCAATCGTGGACCCAAACCGTAAGGTTGCAAAGTTTCACATGATGAATGGATATACGCCACTGCCTAGCCGCAGCAATCCCCTCGTTGTGCTGCAGGAGGAGATCCCTATGACCAAGATCCTTCCGGCTCCTTCGCTAACCGATAAGCAAAAGGAACAGGTTGAACACCTTCACACAGAAGCGGCAAAGACACGTCAGTTAGAAGTGGACCGAAAGGCAACGCTGCGGTCAAGTGCGGGTCGCCGTCGTAGACGCCGCCGGACGATGAAGAAGAGACGGGTTATGTATCAATAATCAGTGCGTCGCCCAGCTGAACAGCCGACGGCAATACACGATACTGAGCCATGCGTCCAATCTCCTTCTTCGGCACCGCCGAATCCCCGCAATACCTGACAATCGCCTTATACAGATCAAATCCGTGGTAGCGATCGTGATTGTCCATCTTCTTGCGGAACATCACTGACGATCCATCGGTCTGCTTCATCCACTGCAGAAACAGACCAAACAACGGATGCGTATACTCATGCTTCGGTCCCTTGGGAAACATGTCCCAGAAGACCGACGTAGCAAACCGAACCAGGTCAAACGACGACGACGCAGGAATGTGAGGATACTTATGAAGGTAGAAGGGATCCATGTTGTATTGTCCACCGGCCTCCTCATCCTTCTGAAACTGGCTGCTCATGAACGTCTTCGGCTCCTTGAGTCCTGTCAGACGGAGGCTCACGATTGAACGATCAAAGTCAATGATCTTCATGATGTAGCCGAAGGTCGGCACCTTGTAGACTGACATTCCGTGAGTGTAGAACAGGTGAGTCTGGTTCGTCTTGACATACATGATGTTGTTGCCGTGGAGATCGTTGTGAGTGAACCCAAACGTCCGCTGAGCGTAGGCAAGGGCAAAGACCACCTGAGACACCCATGCAACGTGCTTCTCCTCCTCCGTGTGCAGCTTGACCAGATCGTAGAAGGTCCCCTCGCAGACTTCCATCACCGTCGTCACAACCGGAACATCGCTGAATGTCGCCCAAGCAAACGGCTCAGGCTCCTCACCCTCACCTTCTTCCTCATCCTCGGACCGCTCGGAGCAATCACACGACTCAATATCGTAGACGTCGTCGTCCTCTTCCTCCTCATCCTCCACCTCGGGGGACTCTGAGGATGCCACATCATAGGCCTCAGGTTCACGCACCTCTGCGTTGCTGACGTGATCGGCCTCCACATCCTCAACGCCATCCAGAAGGATGTCCTCAGCCGTATCCACGGCAACCCTGGCCCGACGCGTGTGACTGAACTCGGCATCATGACCTGCCGTCCGCAGCTTCAGCTCAAACGTCTTGCCAATGCGATCCGCAAACCAGCCCTTCTCAGTGAGCTCCTCGTAATCATCCGAAATATCAATCGTGTGACTTCCCGCCATACCTACGTAGACGCCGTAGACCTTAGGAAAGTGTTCACACTCTGACTCTGACAAGGCAATGGACGTGATGGCACCCACATAGGCCGCAGTGTGCGGGCTCTGCATCCGGTCCTGCATATCGTCTGCCACATCGGCACGCTTCGGGACACCAAAGGAACCGTAGTCACCCCGCATGGTCTTGAACGGCGACAGAATCATCGTGGTCTTGCGATGAACCGGCACTGTCTGTCCCTTCACCTTGACATGGGTTGCATCCACAATGGACTCAACGGGGTTCTCCAGCTTGACACCATAGTCATGCAGCCCAGCAAGGTTGTCCGTCTTGAAGAGCTTTTCAAGACACGGAAAGAACGGCTGCAAGCTCTTCATTGACCACGCAGTTCCATCCAGCTTGGGTAGACGATGAATCTTCATCTGGACGGAGTTGGTCCTCAAATCCTTTCCCATTATGAAGTGTCTCGGCGATGAATGCAGAAAAATAAACGACGAGGAGAACAAGATGAACTTTCAACTGCGAAAGTTTAACATGGACATGATCAAGGACAGATGTGGAATGGACTCTCGCAAGAGTCCTATGATCGTGATCATTGGCAAGAAGGACACGGGTAAGTCCTTCTTGGCTCGTGACCTGCTCTATAACGTGCAGGAGTGCTTCCCTGCTGGTATGGTGATCTCGCCGACAGAGGTCGTCAACGAATACTTTCAAGCGTTCGTTCCATCCAAGCTGATTCACGACAAGTATGAGCCGGCCAAGGTTCAGGCATTCATCAAGCGACAGTTTGCAGCCAAGCAGAGGTTCCTGAAAAGCAAGGGAAGTGGTTCTCCGGTGGATCCTCGTGCGTTCCTGATTCTGGACGACTGTTTGTATGCAGCCAAGGAGTGGATCAATGAAGAGTCCACTCGGTTCGTGTTCATGAACGGCCGCCATTTGGATATGATGACCATTATCACCATGCAGTATCCGCTCGGTATTACGCCCAACCTCCGCACCAACGTGGACTTCGTCTTCATTCTTCGCGAGAATATCCTAGGTAATCGTCGTAGAATTTACGAGAATTACGCGGGTATGTTTCCGACCTTTGAGATGTTTTGTGATTTCATGGATCAGTGCACGGAGAACTACGAGGGACTGGTCATCTGCAACAACGTATCATCCAACAAGCTGGAAGACCAGGTGTTTTGGTATAAGGCATCCGAGCACCCCCCGTTCAGGCTGTGTGACCAGTCTCTGTGGAACGACAACCGTCCGTTCCAGTCGGCTATGCTCGGCGGCGACGAGTATAACGCCGCCTCTTTGAGGAAGAAGAACGCCCCGCCTTCCGTCTGGGTAAAGAAAACCGGCGAGTAGATCGGCCGCCCATAGTAGTCTCTTCGTAGGAGTCAAGTACAATTTGAGCAGCCGCCAATGTGGAGGCCTCGCTGTCGTCATCCACATCCATCTTAATGGCGTCCTGAATGACCGGATCATCACGAGTCACTGTGGAAATACGAGATTTATCGAGAAGTGCTGACCCCAGACCATCAACGTATTCGCTCACGACCTGCTTGTATGTCTTGGGTTCTATATACACAAAACTACCCAGTATAAGAGTTGTCGCCGAACCCCGCGGCATACCGAAATGCTGCCGGAATGCATCGCCAGTTGACCGAAAAAACCCCGCCCAGTCTTCTTCGGGTATGATCCGATTCCTCTGTGCATCAAAAATGGCGAGCTTGTCAGATGCATCCTTCTTGCAGGACCACTTTGTCTCTGCACTGCCCGCGAACTTGAAGCCCTTCACGATTGTAAAGATGTGTCCACCACCTCCATCACGACTCCCCAGAAGAACAAATGTCCCGCACTGAGGGAACAGTGAATCGCGAAGCAGCGTCATGAGTTCTGGGTATACGGTAGTCTCATCCTTCATAACAGGAATGGAGTTTCCCTGCCCAGTGGCAATGCCTCGTCGTTCCATGAACCCCCGCCAGTGGCTCATAAACATACCCTTCCCTTTGACGGTCAAGAGATCGGCAAACTGAGGGCTAATCAGTCCCAGCGAAAGAGCCGTTGTTGCACCGCAGTTTGGTGACGTGTCTGTTTGATGAGGAGGAGCCTTGTATAAGGTGACGCTGTGGCAATCAAATGGAACCTGAAACAGTCGGGTCGTTGCCTCCCCCATTGTAAACGTCTCCTATTTTTTGCTTGCCATGACGGAGAAAATTAACTGCGTTTAGACTAAATGTCCAAACACGCCGAAGCCGAAATGCGTGCTGACCAGGCTCGCCACAAGACAGGTCGTGAGATTGACCGTGCTGCACGTTCCAGTTCCAGGCGTTCGTCGAAGGCCGCCAGCAAGCGTGGATTTTCCCACTCTGCCTTCACTGGAACTCTTCCCGGATCCCACGCCTATCGTTCGGCGGCGATCCTTCACAAGATGGCCCACAAGGCTGAGCCCTCGCGCACGCACGCTCACACATTCCGGGCTGGTCGCCGTCACCGCCGTGGTCGCTCTACCCGCCGCCGTTAAATAGAATCTGTGCAGTGAGTAATGGATCTCGAACAGTGGGAAACTACTACGTATAGCCCTCCAGGCGGCCCGGGTTGGCGTGGATTTGACGTCAAAGGAAACCCAGGCGGACTTGTTCAGCGTGTTGCAGGAGATCTGCTTCAGCTGCGTAAGAGCAACCGTGATGGTCTTGGATGGAGACCCACTGATCCGACAATGCAAAAAATAGTCGCGAAGATACCTACTAGGGGCGAGGATCAGCAGGCCGCAGTTCTTTCGAGTCTTTCATTTCCCCTGGAATATAAGCGTCCGAATCCAATTTGGGTATCTGAACAGATCCGTCAGAAGATCTCAGCTGATCCCAAGTCCAGTGCAAGGGCTCAGCGGTTAGCTGCACGTAATGCAAAAATGGCTACTACACAGGCTGTTAATTCTTCTGAACCTGTCATTCCCGTTGACGGGGAAGCTGAAATGAATGCTGAGGAGCAAGCTGTTGCAGACGCACAAGTTGATGACGCCATGGATGCCCTTACATCTGCAATGGGGAAGTCAGGTTTCAGTGGTGGTCGCCGTCGCAAGACCCGTCGTGGACGCAAGGTCCGCCGCAGCCGTCGCCGCTCTACTCGCGCATAACACCCTCGGTCGGGTGCACAGCCTTTGATGCGTCCTCCAGGGCCTTCTCCTCTGCGTTGGCCTTGCGACGCTTCTCATTCTCCTCCTTCTGAGCCTTGATGGCCTCCTCACGCTGCTCAGCAAAGAACATCTCCTTGTTGGACTCGTTCTCCTTGTACTTACGCATCAGCTCGTTCAGCTCCTTCTCAGCATACTCCACCTCCGGCATCAGGTGCTCCGAGGGATCCCACGGCAGCCATGCACCGACCTTACCGATGTAGAGGTTGTCCTTCGGGTAACGACGCTGCAGCACCTTGGAAAACATCTGAGCCTCCTCCACCGTCGCAAACGCACGGCGAACCTTGACACCACGAACGTTGGTCCGGAACTCCACAGAGTTGTCGTAAGACTCCTGCACCTCCTTCTCGTGCTTGAGCAGGAACACCTGATACTGCTCGTGAATGTCCGTCTTCTTCACCTCATCCTTGCGGACACTCACGAAATCATTCGCATCCTTCAGCAGGTCGTCAATCTTGACAGAGTACTTCTTGGACAGAAATGCCATGAAGTTCTCCATGCCCTTGACCTTCCACTCGTAATCCATCCACTCCACAAACTTGCTGAAGAAGAACTCCTCCTTGTTCTGGATCACCTTCTCCGGACTGATGAACGACACAATGCAGTACTTCTGTGTCGGGATCTCCGGGTCCTCATCAAGGTAGTCAATCGGGCCAGACTCGTCACGCTTAGGGAGCTCAGTGCGGGGCATTTACTTCTTTCCTCGGTTCCTTTGAAAGTCCTTTCTCCGCACGCTAAAGTAAAATGATCTGCACGCAGTTCTCGCCACAGTGGCAGGCGGCGGTTGATCAGTTGTTCGCATCAATCTTTGATCCGACCGAAATACCCTACTATGTGAAGACTGTCATTGACGGTAGTTCACTTGTGGCAGTAGATGATGGTGAGCTTGTGGGGTTTCTGCTCTTGACACATACGCCGAATGATGTATGCGAGTATCAGCTGGCATACCTTGCAGTTGATGAACGATATAGACAACAAGGGGTTGCATCCGCCATGCTAGAAGCTCTCCCACACAGTGTATGGCTTGAAGTCTTGAGCTCGAACACCACCGCGTGTGATTTCTACCTGAAACGAGGGTTCACGATTCATGAATCCTTCACGTGCTCAGACGGAACAGGGGGGCATGTATTCATTTCTCCACAGTAGACAAATGTACGACATCTTCACGACCGCTTACCTCTTCTTCCTTCTCTGCCCGGGCGTGGTGCTGTCCCTTGGAACCGGCATGACGGCCGCCGCTATCCACGCCGTGGTGTTCTTCCTGATCCTGCAGTATGTGTCTCTCTACATCCCCTGGTGGGCTGTGTGGGTCGTGGGCATCTCGTTTGTCTCGTATAAGGTGTATTCGGGAGGTGTGTAAAAATTCTTCCTGCCTAAGAACCAAACAAATGGATTCTAAGCCGAAGCCCACCCCGTCTGCTGGTGTTGATGTTGCGGACATTGTGACTCGCCTCGTGAAGTATCTTCTGGAGGGTCTCGCAGTGGCCATTGCCGCGTTCGTGCTCCCGGGCAAGACCCTCAAGGTCGCCGAGGTTGGCATGATCGCCCTCGTTGCGACTGCGACGTTCGCCATCCTGGACATCTACGCCCCGAGCGTGGGTGCCTCGGCTCGCACGGGTGCTGGATTCGGAATCGGTGCCAACCTGGTGGGATTCCCCCGCGTGTAAGAAGTTGATTATACTGACTTCAGAGCCATTACTAAGTGAGATGCCAACGTTGTAGTCAGCAACGTTCCATAGTTATTTTGCGTGAGCTGCATTGTGCCTAGTGCGACAACACAGACCGGACTTGATGTAGAAACCAGCGTGTAGATAATCTCCCCCACAGTGTGCGGGACGCAAAATGCGTCATATATCCTTGATGCCCCATAGTGAACCACATAGTTACCTGCGACCGCGAGAAGGCCCTTACCGACGACAAGCCCAATATGTTCCATTTACCACTTACCTACCTCTAAGAAACTAATGGAAACAGCTTCCATTTTCTTAGTGCGATACAACGGACGTTGGGTGAAGATTCAACCCCGCCTCTTTGAGCCTGAGAGAATGACAACGGATATTGCATGGATCCAGATCAAGGAGGAGGTGTCCGTTGAGGAGGCCTACCGCCGTTGGTTTGAGCTGCAGCGTAGAATTTCTCGTGTTCTCAAGTAATGAATACCTGGCTTATTGCAGTGGCATTGGTCGTGATCGGATATCTGGTGTGGAGGCTGTGGAAGCCCGTGGTGATGCCGAAGCGTAGTGTTCCCAAGGATAAGGCCAACCTGTATTTCTTCCACACCGATTGGTGCGGACACTGCATCAAGGCCATGCCGGAGTGGGAGACACTGGAATCCGGCCCGAAGCAGTTCGGAAACACGGAGGTTTCGTTCATTCGTGTGAACGCTGAGAAGGAGCGGGAGACAGCCGATCTCTACGAGATCAATGCCTACCCGACAGTCAAGCTGGAGACCTCCACGTCGCTGTATACCTACGATGGCAGGGTGACTGCCGAGGGATTAACGCAGTATCTCCGGACTACATTTGGAAAAGAATCGTGAAGCCTGTGAGTATCCCTGTTGATACATCTCATCCTTATCCGCATCTGTGAGTTCCTGCATGAGCGAGATGGTGTCATTGCGGAACCACACGACATTGTCTGTGTGTGCATCACTGCGAAAGGCTTCGTAGAGCGTGGCAACATAGTTGGAGACTGACATGGACTTGAGACGTTCGGGTGTAATACTCAGCTCCGAGCGGCTGATGTGGAAGACCAGGCAATCGTTCGGCACCACCTTGTGCAGGTTGTGAACGTAGAATCCTCCGTCAATGTACACGTTATTGTAGAGGATCTGAGGGCGAAAGATGAACGGCAAACAGCAGGATGCTCGGATCGCGTCTATGATAGGGACCTTTCCGGTCAGGAACACCGTCCGACGCGTGGTCAGGTTTGCAGCTACAATATAGAGTTTCTGAGGGGTGTCATCAATCACCGCATTTCGCAAATCAATCCCTTGATTGTCAAATGCCTTGAGAACGGTCTGTGTGAAGGCGTCCATTGTGAAGAGGGACTTCTCCGTAGAAAAAGACGTGATGGTGGCCAAGTTAATGGAAGGGATGACTGAAGACAGGTTGAAGTCTGTTGAAAACATCAACTTGATCGCATGAACTGGGACATTGTATGCGAGAGCGGTTGCAATGATGGAGCCCGCCGAACACCCGTAGATGCCCTTGGGGAAGATGAGAGGTTGATGTTTTTCTAGAGCAGCTAATCCTCCAATCATGATGCCCCCGCGGAC